ACAAGACGCCGTTTACATTCAAGTAGACGACACCGAACGAACCATGACCGACGAAGAGTACGAAGCATGGGTGGAACAAGGTGTCTACAACAGCAACCATCCGCTGCCATGAAAAGCCTTATTGTTGCCGCCGCTTTAATTATCGCCATGACTTTCGTAATTACTTCATGCAACGATAGAACCCGTGACACTTGTGTCGACCAACCAACAGCCCCAAGGTGTAACCGATGAAACGCCTAAGCAACAGCGAAATTAAAGCCCGACTAATACTCATTGTGGGCATTGCTTTAGCCGTTGCGTTTTTAGGTTCTACAGCTGCACTCTTATACGGCCTGCTGTTTGTGGTGCAACCGTTAGACGTGTCACCCAATGACGAATCAGCCTGGGCGCTACTTGCACCCATGATGTTGTTTCTTACTGGCGCCCTATCAGGAATCCTTGCCAGTAACGGCCTCAAAGATAAGGATCAACACAATGACTAGTCGACCGTACACCGGCAACAAAGACGCCGTACACGCCCAAAAACGTGAAGGCACCAAAGTCTTTGTCGATTACTGTTGCTACCTTTTTGGTGTCACCAACATAGGCATTTTTAATGACCGAAACATGGTTGGCACCACACCACCAAAAAAGTCTGTGCATGCCACCTGGCGAGCTGTAGACCTCAAAGGCACCCAAGAACAACGGTTTTATTTAATCAACTTCCTATATACCCATCGAGACATTTTAGGTATAGAAGAAATCCACGATTATGCAGGCACCTACAAAAACAACCCTTTAGGTTGGGGCGCCGGCTACCGCTGTGACCGTGACGCATGGAAGGTGTACGACAAAAACACTATTGGGTCAAAAGGCGCCCAATGGGTGCATGTCGAACTGGCACCACTGCTTGCAGACCACCCTGATGTCGTTCACCATGCTTTTAAAACTATATTTGGTGCTTGACATAGACCTACCGAATCGGTAGACAATACCCGACCTGACCCCGACTGAAGGACAAACCAAAATGAATGTGAAGCGTTTTTTAGGGCTAGCCCTATTCACCTACCTAGTATGTGCGGCTTTTGCGGTAGTCAACCAAAAAGACACACCGCCCCAAACATACGTTGAAACACCCGTAACGGTAACTCTGGGCGACTTGACCCCACAGCAGTTGCAAGAACGGGCCGTAGAGCTGACAACCACCACCAGCACCAGCACCACTACCTCGACACAGCCCACCACAAAAGTGGCTTATGTTGACCCAGCCACTAAATGCCAAGAATGGTTGCCAGTAGCCGTATCGGTTGGCTGGCCCAATGACACCGAAACCTTAGAGAAACTGGGTCGCCTGATTTGGAAGGAAACCAGGTGTATCAACATTGGGTATTTGCACCCCAGTTTTAACGGTTCCGATCACGGTTTGATACAGGCAAATAACGTGCATAAACGCTGGGCAGAAGAACTTTTTAACATGCCGTTTGAAGAATCCATGAGTGACCCAACCCTTAACTTGCGGTTTGGTTTCCTGCTGTATGACGCCACCGCTGAGACAGGCGCATGCGGTTGGAAGCCTTGGAGAATGTGCTAGGCAATGTTCAATGTTGACCGCCCCGACTGGCAACAATCTGCAGCTTGTAAAGGCATTGACACCAGCCTATTTTTTCCTAGTAGCGCCCTGGAATCTGCCGCCGCCAAAGCCGCAATCAAACCTATATGTGATAACTGCCCAGTCTTTGACCACTGCTACGCATACGCCGTTTCATTCCCTGAGAAGGCTTTGCAAGGCATATGGGCGAACACCACCGAAGGCGACAGGCGCCGTATGCGCTACTCTGCAACACCAGTTGGTTATCGTAGAAATATCCCGACAACATGAAAGGCCCGACCATGACCGAACAGCTAGCCGAAATGACTGCGGCAATAGCAAAAGCAGAAATTGCTATGAAAGCCGCCGCCTGGCAACTAGAAAAGCAAATGGAAGATATAGCAATGCTTCGAAAAGCCTTATTTGAACTGGCTTATGTCGCTGAAGAAAACGGTATTTACCTGTCAAATCTGACTAAGCAAACACAAGACGCCATTGTGGCCATGCGCCTAGGTGGTTTTAAATGATCTGTGAACTATGCAAAAAAGAGCTGCACACCTTTGATATTCGGGTGCAAGATCTATTGCAAGGTATTTGCCTAGCTTGTGGCAAGGCTGGCGACTGGCTACACATGACCCCTGAAGAGTCAAGCCGTTGCCAGCAACTGTTTACCTGGGCAAACATGACCGAAAACCAACGCAGGGCTTACGACAAAAACAGGGGCAGCTGATGGATCTCACAAACTATGTCGACGTACCAACACGGTTTGCCATGGCTTTGGAACGTTGGCCTGAACTACGTATAGTTGAAAACCGCCCTGAAATTATTACTATTGGCGACAAGGTTTTTATATCCGTAACAGTTCAAGCCTGGCGCACACCGGACGACGAAATTCCTGCACAAAATACGGCATGGGAAGTTTTTCCTGGGGCCACGCCGTTCACCAGGGGTTCCGAAATGATGAATGCAAGCACCAGCGCCCTAGGCCGTGTCTTAGGGTTTATGATGTCGTTCGGCCCAAAAATGGCTAGTGCTGAAGAAGTACGCAACCGCCAACCTGACACGGTAGCCCCAGCAACCCTTGTAAAACAGCCTCAGAACGCCCCTAGACAGGCGCTAGGCGCAAATGCGAGCAATGCACCATCTGAAGCCCAATTAAAGTACCTGCGAGGTTTAAATTGGGAAGGCCCAGTACCCGAAACTAGAGCTGAAGCCACTGCCCTAATCAAAAGGCTGGCACCATGATTGAAATAAAATTGAACCGGCAAGAATTGCGTGCAGCTGCTTACGCAGGTGTCGAACGCAGACTAAACGGCATAGGCAAAAACCGCCCTGCTTTATATGGCGCTGGTGACAGAAAAAACGAATGGCAAATAGACGTTGTAGGCGCTATCGCCGAATATGCCGTAGCAAAATATTTGAATGTTTATTGGGAACCAGCAACCAACACAGACTGCCTCGACGAATTACCTGGTGACGTTGGCACATATCAAGTCAGGTCAACAGGCTGGCCCAACGGTTGCCTGCTCATGCACCCACGAGACAAAGACGAAGCACCATTCATTTTGGCTGTGGTCAACGACAAAACCGTGACACTTAAAGGTTGGTTATATGGCTTTGAAGGTAAAACCATGGGCGCACTCAAAGACAACGACACCTTTTGGGTTACCCAAGACAAATTGCACCCAATGGAATATTTGCCATGAAAGAATCACACTTCCAAAACAGTGTCATTATGCTTGCCAAACTGCACGGCTGGCTAGTTATGCACACCCGTGCTGTGGAAATCCGCCCTGGGGTGTGGAAAACACCCTTACAGGGTCACGCTGGCTACCCTGACCTGACACTGGCCCATTCAACTAGGGGCATTATCTTTGCCGAACTCAAAAGCGATACAGGCAGAGTTTCACCCATGCAAAAAGCCTGGCATGAAACCCTGTCAGTTGCAGGCGCTGAAGTACATGTGTGGCGCCCTAAAGACATTGACGCAATATCAACCCGACTAGCTAGGAGACCCGACCATGACTGAATTTCACCAGCCCATCAACCCAATGCGCATAGTTACAGGTGATGAAGAATGGTCATTTAGCACCCCAGTGTTTGCTATCGCTATATCAAATTCACATGATATCGAATACCTGACCATTAATGGCCAGTTCTTCACGCCCCACAGAATCAAGTTTGCTGAAGTCCTATTGAACGGCGTTTGGTGTCGCCTCGAATCCCGTAAGAACACACGCACCTGATACAGTCGCCACAATTTCATTAGTCGCATGTGTGTGCCACGTTTGTAGGTGGTGGGCAGTAAACAGGGGAACCTGGGTAGACGGTCACGCCTAGTGACCGAACAGCGTTTCCAAACGGCACAAATGGCGAATGGTTATCCACCGAACAAAACTAGACAGGCTTCCATGGGCTACTTGCCCTAAATAGTGGGGGACACAAACCACCCAACACTGTGATGGAATAAGGTAACAACTGAGCCTGCGAAGGCGTTAGTTCCCTTGACCTTATGACCTAAAAGAAGTTGACCTACCGAATACACCACAACAACACACACACACGCAATACTAAAGACATGACAAAACAACCCGATAACCGAACAGACATAGAACTATTAAACGACCCAACAGTGCTAACAGTCTCAATAGACGTAGCCGCACGACTCTTAGGTATTGGTAAAACAACAGCCCATTACCATTACAACAAAACAGGATTTGTTGCTACAGGCGTACCAGTTCTGAGAAGTGGCCGTCGAGTACTCGTACCAACATCACATTTGCGTACAGCCCTAGGGATATAAACAACAATGCCTAGACAACACACCACCAATGACCTGACCTATCGACGCAACAGACAGACACTGCTTGCGAACAACCCACCATGCCACTGGTGTGGCAAGCAAGGAACAACCGCCAACCCAATGACCGCCGACCACCTAATAGAACATGACCGAGGTGGCAGTGATGACCTAGACAACCTGGTACC